CTCTGTATATTGTGAAGGCTTCATACGCCCTCGACGTTTCGCCTTTCTGCCGTTCCCATGGCTCTGGAGGGATAGTTGTCTTGCTCATCCTTATTCGCCTCCCACAGCCTCATTCTGGGGCTCCTGCGCGGCCTGTACGATCTTCTTAATGACCACGACCGGCGTCTTCATTGCATTGACTTCTTCTTCCTTGCCGTTCGCCTTTGCCCATTCCCTGACCATGGTGATGTACGGGATCTCTTTCCCGTCCCTGATGCAGGTTGCTCCGATGTTACCGGTCTGCGTGACGTACCGTGAAATAATCACGTCGCAGTACACTGGATCCAGTTCCGTTGTGAAGCACCGGCGTCCGGTCAGCTCTGCTCCGAGGAGTGTGCTTCCGCTGCCTCCGAAGAAGTCCAGCACAATCTCTCCCGGCTGGCTGCTGTTTTCGATGGCTCTCACCGACAGTTCGACCGGTTTCTGCGTCGGGTGGAGGGTTCCGGTCTCTCTGGCTACCTCCCACACTGTCTGCATGCGGTCTTCCTGGTAAAGATCCACGGGTTTTTCCTCATCCATGCGGATGTAGCGCATCTTCTTTCCCTTCGGTGGCTTGTCCGTGATGCAGAGCTTTCCTCCGCTCCCGTCTGTCAGCACTACTCCTCCGCCGAGCACGGTCATCATGGTTCCGTCTTTCCGGGTGGTCACACGCCAGACTGTGTGCTGGGCTCTGTCTCCGTAAAAGTTGGGAGATACTCCTGCGCGGCTTGCGTAGAAGCATGGTTCATGCGCCCACTGGTAGTCTGCGCGTCCCAGCGATATTCCGTTCTTCGCCCAGATGATGTACTGGTTCTCCATTAGCCCTGCGGCAGTCATTGCGTCTTCAAAGTCTCGGCGCGTGCTGCTTGCATGCCAAATATAAAACGCTGCGTTTTTGATGGTGTGCTTCCTGTAGAGGTTAAAAGCCGGAAGCAAGAGCTTACTGTAGAGTTCGTCGTGGGTCTTGTCGTCGTTTTTGATCATTCCGAAGTTCCCGCTCTGGGTTTCGTATGATACTCCGTAGGGGGGATCCGTGTGGACCATGTGGGCCTTTTCTCCGTCCATGAGACGTTCGATTGTGGCTTCGTCCGTGGCGTCTCCGCATATGAGCCGGTGCTGTCCGAGGATCCAGAGGTCTCCCAGCTTGCTCATGGGTGGCAGGGGCTGGTCGTGTTCGTCGTCCTGGTCGTTCGCTTCTGCGTCCTCCGCTCCTGCGATTGCGTCCAGAATTCCTTCGAGGTCTTCCTCCGTATAGCCGGTCAGCTCCAGAGGCATTTCTCCGGTGTCAAAGTCTGCGAGAATGTCGGCCAGCATTGTGTTATTGAGCTCTGCCAGCTCTGCGAGACGGTTGTCTGCGGTCAGATCCGCTATCTCTTCCGCCTCCGTTGCGTAATTCTGAAAGTCTACGGGCACTTTATCCGCTCCGAGCAGGAGCGCTGCTTCAAGTCGTCCGTGTCCTTTCACAATGAGGCCGCTGCGTGTACTGATGGTGATTGCCTGCCTCCAGCCCTGGGCCTTTATGATCTTGGCCAGGAGCTCTATCTGTGCTTTCGGGTGCTGGTTCGGGTTCTTCGGGTTTGGTACCGCTTTCCCGATATCCACCAGCTCGTCATAAGCACAGAACACAGGTACGTCGCCTATCATCGCTCTCGGCTCCGCTTGTGATTTGTACTCTGCCATGGTGTTTCCTCCTTTATGCTGTGTTTCTGGTCTGATTTTACCACGTTTTTCCCATTTTTCTAGTTCTTAATAACATATTTTTCGGCGTTTTGCAAATAGTCGAGGTTCCGGCCTGAAATGCGCCACGTGGGGCTCAGATCTTCCATTCTGGCGCTTTTCTTTGTGGGGATGTACCATTCTTCTCCGAATGCGGAAATTCTCACACGCGTCGTCCTGTCGTCTCTACGGACGCGGAGATCGTATGCTGCTCCCCAAAATGCCCAGGGGATTGCATAGAATGTTTCGAGGTTAAAACTGACGAGGACCAGACCGATGGTGCCTGGCTGTAGTGTGAAGTTGTCGAGGAATTCCGCCTGGTGCGGCTGCACTGCATCCCAGCGGATCGTGTCTGTGTTCGTGTTCTTCGCTTCCATGGCCAGAGGGTATTGTTTGTACCTCCCGATGTAGTCCACCGTGCTCTTGTGCTCCACTTTCACGCTGTAGATCTTCCCTCGGTTGTCTCTTAACGGTATAAACTCTGTCGGGATCTTCTGCACCATGGCTATTCCCTCCCGCTCGTACCAGCCGTTTGCATACCGGATGAACTGCTCGAAGGTCTGTCCTCTGTTTGCGTACCTGTAATCTTTCATGTGTTCTCCTCTTTTATACTGCGTCATCATGTTTCCGTCTTTGAATTAGGGCTTTAGCCTGGTAGGTGATCCTGGGGCAGATGATGGTGCGTCATCTCTCTGCCCTCTTCCTGTTTTTAGGTGCGTCACCATGTTTCCGCCTTTAGATTAGGGGAGCTATGCTCCTGGTCCTCACAGCTGCTTCTTTAACCTCCGGATTGTGGGTTCTGACCAGCCGAGTAATGTGGCCAGTTTTCTGTTTGACAGTTCCGGGTGTTCTTCGATGGTGCTGCGGAGGATTTCCACTTTTCCCATCTTTGCTTCATGCCTCTGCTGGTTATACTCCTGCATGGGGCGGATTCCTGCGCTGCGGCGCTGTTGTTCCTTCTGGGCCAGGATGTTTTCTTTATCCTTCTGGTAGGCGATCCTTTTCCTGCGGTTCTTCTCTTTAGTGCCGATGATGGTTTTGAGGTGCGTCTGCTCTTCCTCTGTGATTCCCAGCCAGCTGATCAGTTTGGCGTTTGAGATCCGGTATCCTGCGCCTGGGTATCCCATTGCTATTGCTCTGTCGTTTGCTTCCTTGTCGCTCTTGGCCAGATATGCCTTCTGTGCGCTCTCTGTTGCCCGTACTGCCTCTCTTTCGCTGAGGGGGTGGGTGAATGTCTTATTGAACTCTAAAGTGTGCGACAGGGCCGTTCTGGGGTCTTGCTCGAAGCAGCAGGACCAGTACCGGTATAGAAATAATGCAATCTCCCGGCATTGAGGCATGTTTCCGTTGCGGATCCGTACCAGTGTGTCTAAATCTTGCAGCCTGACGGCGTGGAGGGTGTAAACGTTAAAAAGATGTATAATCTTCTTCTTTCTGCCGGGCTTTGGCTTTCTTTCCTTTTTGGGCTTAAGCTCTGGGAGGTATTCATCCTGTATTTCCCGCAGCGTATACTGGTAGCTGTGCCTGTACTGCACACGTACCTCATTGCCATTCTTTGAGCTGATGGTGCCTGCGAGTCGGAAGATCCGGGCTGCGTCCGCAGCTTTCGGGTCTCCTCCCAGGGGTTTCAGCTTGTCTATGAGGTAGTTCTGGATTGCCTGCCAAAGGGGCAGCGCCATGTATGGTGCCGGTTCAATCGTCCAAATCAGCACGATTCCCTGTCCCGAGAATATAATCATGTTCGGTTCCGGGATGGCTGTCCTGAAGAAGTCCTCCTCCAGCCAGAACAGGATCTGCTCTGGTGCGTAGTTGAATATGTAAAAATCGAGATCTACGTAAAGGGACCGCAGCTGCCGCACGGTTTCGATGCGTCTGGCTTTCCGGTAGAAGGTATTCTGTGAAAAGAACACATCCTCTCCCATGACCTGTGTTAAGTGGTCCGCCAGATCCTCCGGTTTAAAGAATGCCTGCGTGAATCTCCCGGTCTGCTGACACTTCTTGGCGATGGTGATGAAGCCGTCCGTGTTCCGGGGATTGTGCTGGAATAGGATGTGGTGCCTTGCGGCGTCCAGCTTTTCTGCTAGATTACTTGTCATTTTTTTGTCTCCTCTCTCTGGAAAAGGAGCGCGGTTTGTGATATAATCGTCGTATAAATAAATACGCGATCGCACAATCGCAGCCCGAGCCGACCTAATCCGCCAAGATCTAGGGTCGGCTTCTTTTTTCCCATTTTAGCACTATTTTGTCTAGTTATCTATTGTTTCCGGGCATTTTGTCGGTTATGGCAGAATAATATTTTTTGATGGTCATCCCATCTTTTTGTTGACAAGTTCCTGGATCTTCTTCCTTTCAGCTGCTGTAAATCCGAGAGATGTAAGGGTTTTGGTCCGGGCTTCTCCGTTCCCGTATTTTCCGTCGATAATATTCTTCACGGCCTGTTCGATGGTTGGTTTGGTAGATTTGGTGGATGATCCTTTGAGCTTCTGGTTTACGAGGTTTTGAATCTTCGAGATTTCTGCTGCGGTAAATCCGAGGTTTTTGAGGGCGGCTTTTCGTGCGTCTCCGTTGCCGTACTTACCGTTGATGATGTCTTTCGCGGCCTGTTCGAGGGTAGGCTTTGTGGGTTTTGTGGATTTTGTGGATATCTTTGTGTAATACTTTTTCCACTGTGCTGCGGTCCATGGTGAGATGTTGCGGTCGATCTTCTCTCCGCTGCTGGTGTACTGCCAGATGTCGTAATTCTTCCAATCTCCGAGGTTGTATTTGAACTTCGGAACGGTCCAGCTGTTCTTGTCCTGCGGGTATCCTGCAAACCACAGAGGAACTTTCCCGCACAGGTTGGCGCATTGCTTCAGGCCGTCCAGCCCGGTGTACAAGAAGCACGTCACTCCGGTCTTTTCCTTCACCCGGTCGACAAATTCCTTGCACCATGTCTTTGATCCCCACGCTGCGTTGTTCTTCCCTTTGCCTATTGTTTTCTCCCAATCGAGGCACAGGATGATCTTCCCGAGGTATGGCTTTACTGTCTCGATGAAATAATCGGCTTCCTTCTTTGCGTCTTTTCCCTCTGCGTAGTGGTATGCTCCGGCCAGCTTCCCGTCTTCGATCACCCTTTTTATCATTCTGTGGAAAAACTGGATATGTCCGTAGGAGGTTCCCTGGGTTGCTTTTACGATGCAGAAATCTGACTCCTTGTAGGCTTTCTCCGGCACAGCTTGTAAGGCGCTGCTCTGGTTTATCGACTCGCCATGGTACACATCAATGCCTTTCATTTCTGTCTCCTTTCCTTGCCGGTGCAGAATATTCGGCGTTTTCTTCTTAATATACCACCTTTTTCCATAAAATTGAACCAATTACGGCAAAAAGCGACCGGAAATCCGCCCGATCGCCTCGTTTTTCGTTCATTTTCATGGTTTCTTGCCTCATTTCTCTTCCTCTACCAATTTCCGCAGCATCTGTGCGTATTCGTTGTACGCTTTGACGCTCTGCCGGTTGTTCCAGTCCGTCTCTGCGTGTTTCTTTTTCAGCATTATGTACATTTCCTCTCTTGTCATGGTGTCTCCTCCTCCCTGGCGAAATCTACGGCGTCCCACAGATCTGTGAAGTAGTGGCCCCAGCACCACTGCTGCCCGACCGGCTGATCTGGCTCGTAAAAGCTGCACACTACGTATTCCTTGCGGCCCTCCGGTTTTACCCAGAGGACCAGCGATCTTCTCTCGTCTATCTTTTTGAGCTCTACGGTGTATTCCATGGTGTCTTCCTCCTTACCAGCATTCGTCCTCTTCTTCGTCCCAATCGTCGACGTCCTCGTCCTCGTCCCAGCATTCATCTTCCTCTTCATCGCAAAGCCAGCCCTGGTTCGGGTCGCCTGGCGATGACGCACAATCTTCGTACACCGCGTCCGGGTCGTGTGTGATCTTGATCGGGTATTTAAGGGCTGCATTCTGTTCGTCATAACAAGCTATGTCTATGCCTACATATCTGTCGGCATCATCGTCTCCGGTGCACTTCTCTGGTCTGTTCCATTGAGCCACCAGGCCGTATGCGTCTCTGCCGCCAAATCTTCCATACCCGTCGTAGCATTCCTCCTTAATGTGCCCGCCTCCAAACTCGCGGGGTACCAGAAGGTACACGTCTCTTCTTACGTCGTCGAGCACCTGCTCTCCTGTTTTGCAATCTAACCAGCTGAATTGTCCCATTATCTTTTCCTCCCTTATCTGCTGATGATGATTTCCATTCCGTCCATCCATGTGTTCAATTCCCACGGATCCTTTGCGTATGCCTGCTTTGCCTCCGCGATGCGGGCATTCATTCTTTCCTCTCCGTAGAGTTCCTTTGCTTTCTTCTGGCTGATCTTCTTTCCGTTGACTTTGATTGTCACTTTCATGCTGTCTCCTCCTTTGCTTTGCTCTGTTTTTCCAGGTCGCTGATGATGATCAGCATGCTCTGTCTCGAAGTTCCGTAGAGTCTCTTCCGGTCCGCTCCCAGGCTTACCGCGTATTCTCTGAGTTGGTTTGTGTTCATCCTGCTTTTGAAGTCTTTCATTCTGTTTCCCTCCTGTGTGTTTTCTGTGCGTTTGCTGTGTTTCTACTGTGATTCTACCAGAAACGTGGGGAAAGTCAAGCGCCGCAACAAAAAAACCGGAGATTTCTCTCCGGCTGTCTTTCATGGTTGATTGCTGATCAGAACATCCCTTCTACGTCCTCCAGCGTCGTCTGCTTAGGGGCCTGCTGCTGCGGTTTTGGCGCTTCCTGGGGTTCTACTATCACCTCTGGCATTTCCGGCTGTTGTGCGGGCTCTGGCTGCGCGACAGGGGCTATTGTGGCTTCATCAAAGTCCATTCCCATCTCCTCGGAGGCATACATGCTCCCGAGGTCCTCCGGGAATGCTTCACGCAGCGCCTGCATGAGGGCGACTTTCCTGATCATGGTGGCTGGCTTCTTCGCCCACTGGCTGTTGACGGTTCCGTCGCTCTTGGTTCCTACGTATTCCTCGTAGCTCACTACTGCCTCTATCGGCACTTCGTATCCTTTGACGTACACTTTCGCCCAGCCGCCTACCAGCCGTTCACCCTTCATGGCCATGGATCCGTTCCGGTATTCCAGCTCTCCGCTCTCCTCGTGGAAGATGACCACTCCTGCCTGCTGGCCTGCGTATCTTGCATTGCGCATTGCTCGCTTCGTGATTGCTTCTTTACCGGTGACGATGGTAGCAGGCTGGTTTCCGAACTTGATCAGGTAAGCCTCCCGCAGGAAAGGGTTCAGGTGCTGGTATTTGCACAGCCCGATGAACATCATTACTTCCTGGTCGGTCACGTTCCCGCTCCCGTTGACGAGGTATTTGCGGACAATTCCGGGGGAGAGCTTGATGCTCTCCTCTCCTACTTTGTACTCAGTGACAGCGTCCTGTGTTCTCTTAGCGATGGTGTTTGCTACTGCCATGTGTTTTTCCTCCTACTGTATTTTTCTGTACTCGATGTCGTTCTGGTCGATGAAGTTCCGCAGCGCTATTGCCTGCTCTTTTGTTACGCTGAATTCGAGGCGCAGGGTGTATTTCTTTACCTGCGGTGCTTCCGGTGCCGGTTCAGGCGCCGCCTGGGGCTCATTTCCCGCCGATACAGCCTCTTTTGCCATCTGGGCGGCCAGTTCTGCCTCTCTGGCTTTTCTGACCTCTTCCTGGGCCCTCTGCGCTTCCAGGCGTGCTTTTCTCTCCGCCTCCCTCTGCATGAAGGCTTCTTCTGCGGCTTTCAGTTCGTCTCTGTGCGCTATCGCTCTGGCTATGCTGAGGGTGTCGACGTACCTCTTCCTGCAGGCTGTTCGGTATTCCTCCTCGATTGTATCGAGTGCCAGCAGGTCTGCGTTCACCCGGTTCGACCAGTTCTCCAGCTCCTCCTCCACCGATTTCATGGTGGTCGTGGCGTTCAGCCACTTCTGGTCCAGGATCCTCGGCAGAGGGATGATGTCTTTGATTGAATCCGGGATTTTCTCTCCGTATGCCTCCGCGATCCGCACGGCCTTTGCTTCTTTCCGGCGTTCTTCGTAGTCCGCCAGCTGCGTGTCGATTGCCTTTATCGGTTCATCAATCAGTACCGTCAGCTCCTTGATCCTGCTCTCAAATTCCGAGTAAGGCTTCAGGTATTCCTTCTTGATGTCCTTCCGGCGCGTGTCGATGGCTGTGCGCAGCTTGTTCAGTTTAGCGCGGTCAGCCTTTGCTTCCTTGATCCCGTCTTCCGTTACGACGAGGCCGTTGTAGTGCTCCAGCCGCTCCGCCAGCTCGGCTTTCAGCTCCTCAAAGTTGAAGCCGATTTCTGCAGGCAGGGCTTTCTGGAGGTCTGTTGTCATGGTCAGTTCTAATGCCATTCTGTTATCCTCCTGTTAGTTTTCTGTATTGTTTCCGTGTTTCTTCTGGCATTATACCAGTTTCATGGTAGAAGTCAATACCAGCGCCAGTCTTCTTCTTTGTCGCTTTCATATCTGCCGCACCACTCTTTGGCCACGCATGACTCGCATTCCGGGTCGTCCATTTCCCTGCTGCACTCGTAATCCGCAAACCTTACCATGGCTATGCGATCTTCCGCGTTATACCAGTCCATTTCCGGTTTCCCTCTGTAGAATCTGTCCAGGGCTGGCACTCTTATTGCTCTTATGTCTATGAAGTCGAGATCCTCGCAGGCGTCTGTATGCTGGGCGATTGCCCTGGCCTTTCCTGCTGTTTCCGCGAATACCACAGTGCTAAAAAGTGGATTATAGTTGTCTTGTACGGTGTAGGCTTTCATGGTCTCCTCCTTATATCTCCGGCAGTTTAAGTGGCGGGCATGTCCTGCTCTGTACCTGCTCCCAGAACGCGCTCTCGGCCTCCAGGAGGGCTTTTATGTCTTCCTCGACTTCTTCCCTGCCTATGTAATAATCCCGCGTCTCTGCCCGTCTCTCGCAGTCACGCGTGGTGAATTTGATCTGTGCTCGAAGCCAGACGAAGCTCCAGCCTGCTGCGAGCATCTGGTGGCATACCTGGGCGTAGTACTGGTCCGGGATCCGTCCGTCCCATTCTGCCCACTGGCGGCTGCTCATTATCTCCGTGGTCTTTATCTCCAGTCCACCATGGCGACCCATTCCGTCCTGGATCTCTCCGTCCGGTGTGCAGAAGATGAAAGGGTGGGTGTCGCTGCGGATGATCTTGTAGGGGCTTTCGAAGCTCACGGTGAGCTCTGGATGGTCCAGCGCGAAGAGTGCGCGGATGTGCGGCTCCGCGTCGTGTCCGTACTTCACGTAGGGTTTCGAGCTGATGTCTACCGCCTCTCTCTGGCCTGTTTTCTCGGCCCACAGCTCGAGATTTGTCTTCCAGGTGTTTACTCCTATGATTGTGCCTGCATCGCTGGCTCCGAGGCCGTTACGGCGCTCACGGAGCCATTCTGCGTGGTTTGCTGGTATGATTACGCTCATGCTTCTCCCTCCGCTGGCCTGACGGTCGGTGCGTTTTTCAGAAGCTCTATGAACTCCTCGAGGTATTCCGGCTCCGGGCATCCTGGGCACTCCACCGGATCCACCATCAGGGATTTTATCAGGGCGTCTGCGTCGATCAGTCTTCCGTACGGTTCCGGGGTGTTTACTTCATGGATGTCTCCGCAATCTGACGACAGGAACTCGAAGCCTGCGCGTTCTTTCGGCAGCATCCTTGACCGGGCTCCGCATCCGTCTCCGTTCTGCAGGTGATGGTAGTGCACGGTTCCTGCTGCGTCTACCCACAGGGAGTCGTGCCGGTCGTCTCCCACCCTGTGCATCTTCCCCGAGTACTTGTCTCGCACATAGATGTCTGTCAGTCTCATTTTTAATCTCCTTTCCTCCGGTAAATTACACATTCCACGTCTTTCATGGTGTGCTCGATGATCTGCTGCACCTCGTTCCAGTCTCCTCCGCAGATGCCGCAGCTCAGCTTGTACGGGAGGGCTACGCTCCACCCGCCTGCTTTTGCGCATTTCGCCAGCATCTCCAGGGCGTTTCTCAAAGATTCCGGTCTGTAGTCCGCTCCTGGGTAGAGCTGACCGAAGACGTTTGCTACAATGTGCCCGTCCTTCTGCTGGCCGGTGAGCATGGTGGTCCCGAGCAGTGCGTATCCTACGCCGCCTGCTGTCTGTACCCGGTCTATAACCTGGTAGTAGTCGTTTTCCGCATCCGGGTATTTCTCAAATACAGCCGCCGCCAGTCCTCCTGCCCCTCCGCAGCAGTTCACCTGGTGGGCGATGATTGTTTCCTCTGCCTGCAGCAGATCTCCTGTTCTGGTTTTTACCATTTCTTCGTTTCCTCCTTGATAATGTTTACGCATCGATGGCATACGAGCTTCTCGCTGCTGAGAGCCAGTGCATCCTCTCCGGTTTCTCTTCCGCAAATGCAGCACCGTTCTCTTGCTGGCTTGATCCGGATCTCTCCGCCTCCTATCATTTCGATGGTGACCGCGCTGTCCTGTGCCAGGTTCAGAGCTTTGCGAATGTGGGCGGGCAGGATTACCCTGCCCTGGCCGTCCAGTCTTCTTATGCTTTTCGTTTCCATGGTGTTTCCTCCTTCTTATGCTTCCTGCATCAGTTGTCTGAGTCTTTTTGCGTCGTGCGAGTGGATTACCGCTTTGTTCAGGATCCGGATGTCCAGGTTGAAGTCATCATACCCTTCTCTGATACACTCCAGGTACCCGTCGTCCGGTATTCCGTAGGGGTTCGGGGTCATTATGTAAATCAGCGCCTCCCGCATCTCTCCTGCGACCTCGATGGTCATGTACTCCTTCGTGTAGTATCCGCCTCTGACGCCCTCGTAAATGTCCAGCGCTGCTTCGTCCCTCGCACTGATCTCCCAGACCACCACCGGGACGTCGTGTCCTTTTCTCGGGAGCACGTTCGCGTGTGCTCCGTAGGGGCGGCCCTGGAATGTCAGCATGTAGTCGTGGAGCCAGCTCTTTGCGACCGGCTTTGCTCCCGGGCATCTCCATGCCATCTGCTGTGTGTTCAGGTTGCTTCCGTATGCGATGTACAGTCTCTTTTTCTCTCTCATGGTGTTAGTCCTCCTCGATTTCGATCATGTGATTGTTATTCATTTCGTGCAGCAGGCTTTCGGCCCGCTCCGCGTAGGTATCTCCTGTGACCTGCAGCCTGGTTCCGAATGCCCGCCATGCGGTGCGCTGGATCTCTGTGATCAGGTCGTCTCCGCTCAGGTTGTCTGTCATCCGTGCGTCCTGCATCGCCCGGAGTATGACCTCCGGGCTGCCGATCAGTGTGCTGTATCCTGGGATTTTTACTTTCATGTTCTCTTCCTCCTTATGCTGTCTGTCTTCTGTTGTTGTAGCTCTCGTAAGTCGTAGGGTCGTTTCTCCAGGCCGCGTTTCCGCTCAGGTTCTTCAGAAGGTGCTCTCTGACCGTCTTCCATTCGTCTCCGATGAATCCGAGGCGGAGGAGCCAGCATCTCATCGCGTATTTGTCATTCCCGTTGTCCAGGACCTCCGCGCTGGCTCTCTTGGAGTTGATCGCCTGTGCGCTCATTGCGAGGCAAAGGTTTATGTAGGCTCTGACCTCTCCGGCGTGCAGGGTGGCTTCGAAGAGTCTAAACTCGACTGTTCCTCTGTACCAGATGCTGTGAAGGTTCAGCGCGTGGTACCGGCTTCTGTTGTAGTGTTCGGTTCTGTTCTGGTGTGGCGCGTAGGTGTCGTACCAGGTGTCTTTCAGGCTTTCGTCGTCGACCTTTTTGAGCTTTTTGATGTTGCCTATCAGCTCGTCGTCGATTGGCTGGCACCACTGTCCGAGGCGGCTGCGTCTGGTTCCGACTGCCTTGTAGATCAGGTCCTGCTTTGCCTTAAAGGTGAAGGTCAGGTTTTTCAGGCTTCTCGCGTTGTGGTTCGCGCCGTCTACGTGGATGTGAAGTCCGCAGCTGCTGTTCACCTTTGCTCCCGCTCTCCGGAGGGCTCTGATGCATTCCTGAACCGTCGGGATGTCGTCGTAGGTGCAAATCGGCGTTACGAACTCTCCGCCGTTTCCGCTGCTGGATCCGTCTACGCTGCTGTCGCTGCAAATGCTCCAGCCTCTCCCGGTCGCGTCGGTGATCACCCGTCTGTCGTAGCTCCACTCGGATGTGTATTCGTAGTTGCCGTTGATCGTCATCGCGATTGCCTGCGCGGCTCTTTTCCGGGTGATGCCCGTGAATTCGAGCTCAAGTCCGAAGCGCTGCTCTTTCATGTTGATCGCCATTCTGTTTTCCTCCTGTTGTTTTTCTGTGTGTTTGCTGTGTTTCTACTGTGATTCTACCAGAAACGTGGGGAAAGTCAAGCGCGATCTGCACATTTTTTTAGAAGTTTTTTCCGTCCACGAATCCCCATTTGGCGGTCCTTCGCTACTCTATGTAATAATTGCTTTGAGGAGGTTTTGGAAAATTGAAAAAGGTTGCTATTTACATTCGGGTGTCTACTGCCCGGCAGGATATCGAGGGGTATTCGATTCCCCTGCAAAAAGAGAGGCTTATAGCCTACTGCAAGGCCAAGGGGTGGGTTGTCGCGGGGGTCTTTATTGATCCTGGTCATTCTGGTTCTTCTCTGGATCGTCCGGACATGCTCCGGCTGATTGATGGTGTGGAGTCTGGACGGTTCGATGTCGTCCTGGTGTACAAGCTCGACCGACTCTCCCGCTCTCAAAAAGACACCCTCTTTCTGATAGAGGATGTCTTCATGGCGAATGATGTTGATTTCGTTTCTATGCAGGAGTCGTTCGACACGACGACGATCTACGGTCGGGCTATGGTCGGGATCCTCTCCGTCTTTGCGCAAATGGAAAGGGAGACAATTGCCGAGCGCACGCTCATGGGCCGCGCTGGCCGGGCGGAGGAGGGTCTGTGGCACGGGGGCGGCACGGATCCTATCGGCTACGACTATATTGATGGTCAGCTGGTCATAAACGATGCCGAGGCTGCGCAGGTCCGGGAGGTCTACGGCCTTTATGCTGCTGGTCACTCCGTCACTGAAATCACCCGGCGCATGGAGGGATGCAAAACGAAGCACGGAGGCTGGTCGCACACATCCACGGTCGGGAATGTCCTTGATAATCCGCTATATGCCGGGACGGTCCACTTTGATGGTGTCTCCAAAAAAGGGCGGCATGTTCCTATTGTCGACAAGGACACAGACCGGCGCGTCAAAGCTCGGCGTGAAAGGCTGAGCCGAGTCGAGGCTTCCGAGGACTCTGCGTACCTGCTGACCGGTCTTATCTATTGCTCCTGCTGCGGTGCTCGTTATTTCCCGCACAAGCGTCCAAACGGGACGGTAGTGTATTCCTGCCACTCCCGCGCAAAGAAAAATAAAAAAATGGTGAAGGATCCGAATTGTAAGGCTCCGCACATTCCTGTCTCAAAGCTGGACGCCATGGTGGAGGCTGAGGTTCTGGCTCTTTCTGCGGATCCGTCTCAGGCCGATGAAATCGCAAAAAAAAGAGCCGCCGATGAGGGCGACTCTCCTGCTGGTAACACATCCGAGGAGGTTCGGCGCCTGGACGCCGAGATTGGTAGATTGATGGATTTGCTCCAGCACGACCAGCTTGCCTCTGTCGGGGAGATAGCTGATGCAATCGCAAAAGCACACGCTCAAAGGATGAAGCTCCTTCCTCGGTCACAGCAAAAACCGAGGCTTTTTGATGTGGAGGGTTTTAAGGTCATTCTTCGCGATGTGGCTTACGGCTATGCCGATGCGGATTTGCGGGGCAGGCGTGCGTTCCTGCTCCAGCTACTTGACAGGGTGCAAATCGACACGCGGGGTGTAATTCGTGTCGTCTGGGCGCTTTAGGAGTCATATCCTGTTTACCCTTATAGCCAAATTGTAAACATTTGAAAGTTTGGCTATTCCTGGGAAGAGAAAAAGCCGGGGCTTGATGCCTCCGGCTTTTTTTATAATCCCAGCTCTCGGGATTTCTTCTGGATGAAGTCTGCGAATGCCTGATTCGCAAACTCTTTCTGCTGTCCGCGTTTCGTGATCAGTGCATTAAAGCTCTTTGCTATGTCTTCCCTGATGTAGATGGTCATCTTGACGTGGCCGTCGTTCTCTCCTTTTGCTTCCTTGGCTTTCCGCTCCTCCAGCTTTGCTGCTAGGTCAGTGAAATCCGGGGCTCCGTCAGTCTCATGGGTTAGCTGGCTGACGAGGTCTGCGTTCTGATTCCCACCTGCTGCTTTCTTTGCAGCTTCTTTTTCGCGCTGCATTCGAGCGATGCGCTCCGCTGTAGTTTCTTTCTCCTTGCTCATGTTATGTCCTCCTTTTATGTTCTTGCTATGATCTCCTCTGCAAGCGATACGTAGTCTTCCATGGCTGGTTCGTTTATCTGGATTCCGGCTGCCGACATTTCCTTGATCTTTACCCGGCGTCTGATCTCCGTTTTAAACACCAGATCTCCGTAGGCTTGCCTCATTCCCTCGCTGACTTCCCGCTCATATCGGCTTCTTCCGTCTCTCATGGTGAGAAGGATCCCGCCGATTTTCGCTCCGGTATGTCCTTCCTCCCTGGTCGCATCTACAAATTCAATGAAGCGCACCAGGGCGTCCATGGAGAGGTCTCCGCAATCAAACGGTATGATGATCTCGTCTGCGTACACGATAGCGTTGATCGCTTTGTCTCCCAGCTCCGGGCCTACGTCAATGAACACGTAGTCGTACCGCTGCTCCACGGGCTCCAGGAGCCGTTTTAGCGCTGCGTATGGATTATTTATCCTTGCCGTGTATATGTAGCGCGAGAAAGCCGCGAGACGGTCCTCTGCGGGCAATAAATCCAGTCCGTCCTTTACCGGCACGATGTACTTTGCTGCATCTCCTTCTTGTATTGCTTCCATGACCGTCTTCCCTGTATACTGGTAGATGCTGTTTCCGGTCAGGATTTTCGTTGCATTCCCCTGGCTGTCAAAGTCTACTACGAGTACACGGTATCCTGCAGCTGCGAGTATTTCAGCTGTGGACACCGTGCTGGTCGTTTTTCCGACTCCGCCCTTCTGGAGTGCAAATGTGAGCCTTTTCGGCATGTTTCTGCCTCCTATCTGTTTTTTAGCTGTTCCCTTTCTGTGATTTTACAGCATTATTTCGGCGCTGTCAAATTTAATGTTTTCTGCAGAAGTTCTTCGTATAATTGCTTGTACACCCTGGTCTCCGTCTTTGCTTCGAAAAGTTCACGCTGCAGGTCCTGGTTCGCAGAATACAATGCCGCCTCTGCGGATTCCAGGTCCGCCTGGTTATCGTTGATGGTGGTTTCCGGCGTGGTCGTTATCTCCAGGTTGAGGCTGGTCATCAGGCATCTGTCGACCGCTTCCATTTCCTCCTTTGTGCAGGTTCCTATGTAGCTTCCGAGCTGCTCGTTGCTGATCGTCTGCACCTGCTCGCACAGTGCTGTGGAGGGCTTGTTCGCAGATCTGATGGTGACGTGCGTATTTCTGTCTGTCTTCGGCGCTGTCGTCAGATACACGATTTCGTGGGTATAGCCTCCTTGATTTATGTTGTCATTGCTGACTATGATGCCCGGCCTCTCCGCTCTCTGCACATGCCCTACGGCTTCTCTGTATGGATTCCTGTTGATCCAGTATATTTCTCCTCTTTTGATGATCTCTGTGTCCATTTTGTCCTCCTTTTCTTATCTCATATCTGCTCCACAGTTTGTACAGAAATTGCCGCCTTTAAATTCTCCCGATTTCCAATCACAATTCGAACAATGATAATATTCTTGCCATACAGAATGTGTGACTGCATCGTAATCATCATTAAGAAGCGGAGAACAATCCCGCGGCAATGGCACTAATTCTTTTTTTCGTATCCATTCACCCGTCTTCCGTTCTGGCTGTGTTTCCTCATAAGAATTGCAAAGGATGAGCTCCCTTATACGATCAAGCGATCTCTTTTTTCCCATGCCAGAAGGTCTTATGGCTTCAATGCTTAGTAAAATGGGGTCTATCTCAACTACTCTACTCATAATCTACTGTTTCTCCTTGCCTTCATCTGTTCCTGCTACTAAAAGAGCCGATGTAAAAATCCCGAATAAAACGCCAATTATAAAGCCTGCGCCGAAGCTAAAAAGCATCATTTCTCCAGCCTCCATCCCCAGCTTGCGCGGTATCCGATTTCCCGCAGGATTCTGCGGATCTTGTTCTTTTTCGTCTTCGGCATCGGTACCGCTGTTTTGATGGTGACCACGCCTTTTTCGTTGCTGGCCGGGTATCCTGCGTTTGTGAGGTGTTCGGCTACTTCATCTTTGGTCATCCTGTTCTCCTTTCGAACCGATTGCTATAAGCGGACAGGCGTCCGGTCTGCCGTTTCCGTCGTAGATCCACTCTTTCGGTTGGTCGTCATCCATACAATGCATCATAAGTCCGCACGCTTCTGACCATCCTTTGTATGGGTGTGGTCTGCATTCGTACCACTGGCAAGTGTCGCAGTATTCCGGTAATTCTTTGAGTGTCGTTTTGACTACAATCATTCCTGCTCTCCTTCCCGCATATCACTTCCGCATCCCTCACAGAACAACGGCATTTTCGACGAATGCCATATCTGCTTTCGGAAACCGCAATGCGGGCATTGAATCAAATGATGTCCAGTTCTCCTTCCCAATCTGTCATCGACAGGAAAGACAACCCACTTTCCCCGCTTCGGCTGTGCGGGAGGAAGTGCTTCAATCTGTTCCCTGTATGCGATCAGCGATGCTCTTTCAACCTTGATGGCATATTCGTCTCTCATGGAAATATCGAACGAATCAAGTGCTTTGTCACACTGCTTGATTTGTTCGTTCAGTATGTCGATCGCATCCTGTCTGCTGATGGTATCTTCGTCTTTCCCGGAATCATGCACGTTCATCTCTTCTCCTCGTAGCCGTACTGCATCAGCATGTCGCGCAGGTCATTCAGTTCTCTTCGAAGTCGTATAATATCTTTTTCTTTCCGCGTGTGATATTCCACCCTGCCGTATAACACTCCGGCGTTCTGTATCTTGTCATTAAGCCGTTCCATCAGGTCCATGCAGAATGAGCTTTGCTTCCTGACTTTTTCGATTTTTCTTTTCATTCTTCCTCCTCAACTTCTATACCAAATCTCCGCTGCATGGCGTGCCATTTGGCAGTGAACTCTGCCAGATATTCTTTGGAGATTGCTTTTGCTTTCTTTGGTGCTTCCGCCGTCTGATCTTCGCGTCCTTCGATGAGGTATCTTGCCAGAAACGGTCTCTTGTTCTTAGACCGCTCGTATATTGCTTTGGGATGAATCCGGAGGAGGTCGGCTGCCTCCCCTGCGGATACGCCTTTCAAAAGGATCTTGTTTGTTTCCAGGTCTGTGATGGTGTAGAGTCTCGCTTTGCTCATTCTTCCCTCCTCAATTAAACGGCAGCTCGTCGTCATCTACGTCATCCGGGATGTGCATGAATCCGTCCTCGTCCGTCTGGGCCGGTGCAGGCTGATTTTGGCTGGTTTCTGCGTGCTGCGCGTTTGCTGCTTTGCTTTCTGCGAATTCCTGTTCTTCCACGACCACGTCCGTCGTGTACACCTTTTGTCCGTCTTTGTTCGTATAGCTTCCGGTCTGGATCCGTCCGGTGATGGCTATTTTGGTTCCTTTGTACAGGTACCTCTCTGCGAACTCTGCGCCTTTTCCAAATGCGACGCAGTTGATGAAGTCTGCCGTCTGGTCTCCGTCTCTTTTGTATCGCCTGTCCACGGCGAGCGTATAGCGTGCCACTGCCGTTGAGCTTTCTCCCTGCGAATAACGCACTTCCGGGTCTCTCGTCAATCTGCCGATTAAAATTACTTTATTCATGGTGTTTCCTTTCTTTTTGTGGGTTTTTACAATATGTGGGTGTTGCTGATGGCGATTCTCGCGCATCGAGAATCGGTTTTCGTGGGTTGATGGTCGTTCGTTGCGTCTCAATCCGCGCCTGATATATGCCAGTCTCCGGCTCTCATGTACGCCTCCAGAATCGGCATCATGACCGTGTCTGCGTATGCTCTTTCCAACTTTGCGCCTGGGCTTCTGCTGGAACCCGGAAGCATGCAGATCATGTTGCATGTAGCGAGCATCGTCAGTCCTCTGTCGATGTACTCCCTGTGTGTGAGTCCCTTCGGTGCGTCTTCCGTAGGGTTAACTGTTTCCAGTCCGAGCTCCTGCAGTTTCTTTTCGACTGCGTCAAATTTTTCCTTGTAGTCCGGGTCTCCCGTGATCGGGCCTGCGATGTATACTGTTGTCATGGTGTTACCTCCTTCTGTGTTGATCTGCTGCCGGGCAGGTTGCGAAGTGTGAAACGTACCCGATTTTATCTGATCCCGGGTCAAAGGTTCCGCGTGCTATCCTTCCGTCTGGTGTTACCAGTGTCATCACGGGTCCGTTTCCGCACAGCTGCTCTACGTCTTTCGGTATCGGTGGGATGGCTCTGTATGAAACTGGCTGTGCATTGCACGGCATCGCTTTTCCGCCTGCGGTCTTGATCCAGATGATTTCCGCTCCGCAGCTCCTACATTTACTCATGCGTCCTCCTTCCTATCGTGTAAATAATAATCTCTAACCATGAAGAGCTTATCTGCGTCCGCGTGGAGCATTTCATCTGTCACTCCGTTTCCGACTTCGATTAGTGTGTCTATTACATCGTCTACGAGGCTGGATGCCTCCTCTCTCGTGAGTCGTCTTGGATTCTTCTTCAAATCTTCCCATTTTTCCCGTTTCATGGCTCTCCTCCTTTGTTTCTTATCTTCCTGCAATCAGCACGATTGCGATTCCTATAATAATCGGCCCTGCGATAAAAATCGCGGCTATCAGTGCCCCTGGGTTCTTCTTTATCGCGGCGGCGACTGCTTCTCCGGGCGTTGTCTCCGCCAGGATCCTCAAAATAAGCAACACCACCATGGCTGCAATTATCACGGCTGCTCCGGCCAGGGTGAGCGCTTTGACCGCTGTCCAGGCCAGAGCTATCAGAATTAAAATGATCAGAAGCGCTCCCATCCGTCTTCCTCCTCTCCGTCCAGCATCGGCTTGATGAAGTTCGCCCAATAAAGCAGGACGAGCCAGCCGTATGCTGCTGTTGCGGCGACCACTGCTCTGATGTAGTGGTCGCCCTGCAGTCCTCTGTATGTCATGAACAGGAAGCCAAACGCGGCGCCCGTCACCATGTACACTATCGCTTTCGTTATTTTCCTTTTCGTTCTCTTCTTCATGTGCGTCCTCCTAAAAAATCAATAATGAGATAAAAATCGCCGCCGCTGATCCAATGGCTCCGAAAAGGAAAGCCCAGCGGATATCGTCTTTGAATCCTCGCCATTCCACTGCGGTCTTGCTTTTGTGTTTCCTCATTGGTTACCACCTCCTTGCTCTGTGTTTCACGTGAAATTTTCCTTTTCCTGCCTGTTCGTGGTGTTATCCACAGCCCTCCCGAGTATCCGTTCTGGGAGGGATGTTTGGTTGGGCTCTTATTCAGAATATTCGGGGTTTTCAGGGTGCGGCACCAGGTCGTAGCTTTCCATTTCCTCCCTGGTCAGCGCCCGGTCATATTCCAGTGTTGCCCATGCCTCTCTTCCGATTTCCGGGATGAAGGTCCGCCTGTCGTAGTTGTCAAAGCCGATCATTCCATCTTTTGGGAATGTCCCGGGGCCGACCGGTCTCAATGTAGAGTAGTAAGTGTACATGTTGCTCCTCCTTGTTGCTGTTTGTTTTCTGTGTTTCTTCTGTTATTCTAGCAGAAAACCGGTTGTTGTCAACCAGTTTTTCCCTCTCAGATAAAATCTCGGATGCTCATTCCGGGCGCGTCCCAGGGGTTGCCGGGGCCGTAGTCGCCGTTTGTGGCGGATGGTGTGTAGTGGTCTTCTTCCAGACATTCAGGTGTTCCCTCTTCGTATCTCGGGCAGTCCGCCGCCGCTTTGATCTCGTCCTCTTCGTTGCAGGCCATCTCGTAGTCCAGGCAGCATTCCAGCATTCCGCCCCATCCGCTGCACATCCGGTATCTGCAGTTTCCGCACTTTTTCATGGTCTTACCTCCTTATCTGCTGCACATCCATGCTGCTACGCCGTGGAGTGTGTCGAACTTTGCGACCGTCTCGTCGTTGATGCTGATTTCGTGCGGATCTCCCTCGGGGCGCTCCATCGGGCCGTATCCGGTTCTGACTACCAGTATTTTCTCTCCCGTTCTCTTGAGCGTTACCTCGCACCACCTGCCGAGGTTTTTCATCTCCCGCTTTCTCAGTTCGTTTGTCGTGTTGAGTATCCTGCGCTCTGCCTTCGTCATGCTTGTCTCCTCTCAAATGCCTACAAACCCTGTGAGCTTGGTTCCGACCTCTCTGGCCTTTTCGATGAATCTCTCCATCTCCTCGCCTGTTCTGAAGTCCTTGTGAAAAGGAACCCCGTGGGGGTTGATAAAAAATGCCCGGTGCTTGTATCCCATCTCTTTCGCTTCTCTTTTCTCTCTGATCGTCATCGTCATGTTCGTCTCCTCCTATTCTCTTAGTTGTGCTTGACCGTGAAAAGGTCGCCCGTGAAGTGTTCGAGCCAGGTGTTCTTTCCATCTGCTTCGAGGGCTGCTCTGTGGGCTCTGCATGCCTCTATGCCGTCTTCTTTTGCCATGTTGAATGTTCCGCGCTTTGCGCCTTCTCTTTCCATCTCTGTCATTTCGTTTTCTCCTTTTCTGGTGCTTCCGCTGTCTGGCTTCTGCTTCCGGCTCCGGCGCTGGGCTCGTCTCCGGCGGCTCCGCTGGTGTTGCGGCTTGCTGTTTGTTTTCTGTTATATTTCTGTGTTCCTACTGTGATTTTACCAGAAAAATGGGGAAAGTCAAGCGAATTTTCTGTTTTTTCCAAATAAAAAACCAGAGCTTTCACTCTGGCTTGTCCAGCGCTGCGACTGCTGCTGCTGGCAGGTCTACAACTGCGATATATCCGTCTTCATGGTGGGTCAGGGTCAGGATCTCCAGTGTCAGGATCCCGGTGTATGCTCTAAGCTCCAGCGTGAGCTCCACATCCCTGCTTATGTCGTATAGCGAGCTTATGTATATGCGCTCATCCTTATTTACGGCCATGGTCAGCTGGCCGACTGTCATTCTTTTCATGCGGTTCCTCCGTTCCGGTTTTCTTCTATTATATCAAAAAAAGACCGAGGTCTTCCCCGGTCTTTGCGGTTATTTTGTTTCCAGCTTCTGCAGGCGGGTTTCATGGTCATCCTTGTACTTGAACAGCGTTGCTATTCGCTCGTTGCTCTTGATGATCTCTCCGGATAGCTGCTCGATCCGTATCGCCTGCTTCTCCTGCTTGTCCAGGATGTTCTCGGTGGCTCCGAGCACATTGTCCATCTTGACGTCCAGCTTTATAAAGTTTTTCTCCGCCTCGATGCGTTTGCGCTCGGTTTCTTCTTGGTTCTTGTTGTGGTTATTCCAGATGTTGTACAGCGTTCCCGCTGCTGCGATGACCGAGAAGATCAGGGCCACGCTGATTGTTGCTCCGTCCATGGTACTACCTCTTTTTACTCATCAACCTCGGGCAAGCCTGCGAGGCTCGTCAGAATCGAAAGCAAACCCGCGAGGACTGCGGATGATACCACGAGTGTCCACGATACCTCTCCTAGTGCTGCTGCTGTTCCGATGGTCGCTATTGCTGTCTGGGCGACAGTCTTGAGCGCCCGCGTTCCTGCTGCTTTCCACCACTGCTTGCTTGTTAATAGATCCATATCGATTCTCCTTTCTATTTGGATTGTTTCCACGAGCCGTTTACTTTCACCCAGACGCGTAGTGCTCGCTTCCACGTGCCGTTTATCTTGATCCAGGTGGATCCTGCTTCCCATGCTCCGCTGGCCTTAATTCTGGCCACACCGGAGATTGTCAGTGTGTTTGAGGCTTTCCAGCCCGATGTAAGGCTGCCGTTCTTGGCTCTTACCCGGTACTGCACAGCATTTCCTGCGCCATTCGTGCCGATGGCCGTGGACGTGAAGGAGTCGGTCGTGCTGCCGCTGGTCGAGGTGCTGCTGACGGATTTAAAATCCTTCCAGCCGCTGTTTCCTCTGGAATACTGCAAATCGTACCCGGTGATCACTCCCGAGGCTCCGCTCCACTTGATTGTGACCGTCTCTCCCAGCCCTACGTAGCTTCCGTTTCCTGCGGTAATTGTGCAGGATGTCGGTGCTGATGGTGTCCTGGGGATCTTGTCCAGGGTGAAGGATCCGGATCCTGTGCAGTTGACCGTGCTGGTGTAGATAGCCGCCTGGACACTTATCGAGAAGCTCTTCGATCCGTCGGTGTTGTGGTTGATGGTCAGGGTGCCGCTGGAGACGGTCCCCGTGTACATGCTCACCCTGGATGTTGAATTGTAGACGGTGCTCCCGTTTATAACCACAGTAACCGGTCCGGTTTTGTACCAGCTGCTGTTTCCTCCCACGGCTGAGAGCGTCCATTTGATGGTGGATGTGTTGTTGGCCACAGACTGCGTGGCTGTCCAGGCCAGTCTGAGGTATCTGCCGTCGTACTTGCTGGTGTTGACGGTTCCGCTTAATGCCATTTATCTCACCCGCCTTTACGAATACTGGATGTAAATGTCGCCGTTTGAGCCTCCGGATGGTGCGCCGGTCCCGTAGGTGATCTTGCTCTGCTTGTTGTTCAGCGCGGTGTACACGCCTCCGCTGGTCACCATTTTGGCGCTCCCGGACGTCGGCGTCGTATCCACGGAGGTCTGACCGGTTCCTCCCCTGGCTACCGGCAGCGTTCCTGCGGTGATCTGGCTACCGGCATTTATCGCATTTACGGCTGCGTACACGCCTCCGCTGGTCACCATTTTGGTGCTCCCGCTGGTAGGTGCGGTGTCAACGCTTCCGTTGCCTGTGCCGCCTCTGGCGACTGGCAGGACGCCTGCTGTGATCTGGCTTCCTGCGTTGATTGCATTAACGGCTGCGTAGACGCCTCCGCTGGTCACCATGTTCGTGCTGCCGCTGGTCGGCGTGCTGTCTACGGTCCCGCTGCCCGTGCCTCCTCTCTCTGTCGGCAGGATCCCGGAGGTTATCTGGTCCGCTCCCAGCTCTGCATCCTCGAGGGCCTCGTCGATCATCTGCTGCGCCTGGGTCTGGCTTATCGTGTTCGCCGGGCTGACCGTGACGGATACGTTGCTGGCCTGCCCGTAGGTGAAGTAAAAGGTCCACTCCGCTGTGTATCCTGGCATTTCGGTGTTTGATGGTACGATTGTTCCCTCTCCGGATGCTGCCTGAACGATGAAGTACAGGATCTCTCCGTCGTCCGGGTCCTGTGCATAAACTCCGACCTGGGTGACCGTGTATGAGGATGAAATGGAGTCATTTGTGAGGTAGCACGTAAGTGCTGCGGTGCCTGCTTCCGGGGTGGCCAGCGACCTGATGGTGAGGGTTTGCTGAGGCGATGTTACTGCGGTCTGTACCGGGAGGTCGGAGACGTCTACTGTCCCTGAGCCCGTCACTGCTTTGGTGATGGTCAGGGTCGTACCTTCTACGAGTTTGGCCTGCAGTGCCAGCCCTGCGGCTGTCAGAACTGCATTGCTCCAGATGTTCATGGGCTTTCCTCTCTTTCTTTGTTTTCTTGTTTCTTTCTAAAATTTGTTTTGCGTCTTGGTGAATTAAACACAGATTTTAGCGCCTACAAAATCGTCTTTAAATCGGGGAGGATTACTTTGCCAGCGGGAACAGCGGCTTCGCCGTCAGACACGAGCATCGATATTTCAGACGTGAAACCATCAGGGTATACAGCGTATCATGCACTGGTTCTGTTAAACTCGTATGAGCTTCCGTACGGAACAAACGGACAGGTACTGACAAGAGTCGGCTTTGTTTCTGATGATGCTGTCAGGATATTAAACGCCACATCCGCATGGACACAATACACGTATTACATGACGCTTATCTGCAAAAAGATTTAGTTGCTTCTGTACAGTCCGAAAACAGAAACCCATGTATACTGCGCGATAACTGTCCTCAAGCAGAGCGATCCTGCCGCATTGACGTATAGCATCACGGCATCGTGTGTCGTGTTATTTACTCCATGAATGGGAGTCATTGTGTTCCATGCTGGAGTCCGAAGCCCTGTCGCAAGTGCCATATCTGCCCACGGACTTGAAGCTATCACTCGGAACAAACCGTATACAAAGCACAGGTCGCCGATGTAATAATAGGCTAGATGATTGTTATCTATGCGGTTTTCGTATACAGACAAAGCGGTTGCTTTACTTTCATCAAATAAGCCATCGAAATCTGTGTTTAATTTACTGATGGCTCCGGTGACGGTCCCTCCGCCAATGCCTGAGATGTCTGTTGTCCCCATCTTCGTATTGGTTGCCTCGATCGCAGTTGCCACTGGCGCGTTTTGCACCGGGTGGGTCGATGTTGTGTCCAGCGTGTCGTCTGCTGAATTGCTGGTGGTCCATGCATCCAGTGCATCTATCGCTGATTTAAGGCTCTGCCCGCTTCCCGCGAGCTCGCTTCCGGTAAAGTTTTCAATGATTGCCTTTGCCAGCCTGTCGTAGTCGATCTTTGTGGTTCCGTCGACCTCATGGTCTAAGAGGATATAACTTCCACTTCCTACTCTTGCCGTTGCCGGTAGGTCTTTAGGTCTTCTATCTGCCATTGCTCTGCTCCCTTCTCCGTCAGGTTTCGTAATATTTGGCTACAAGCACATCTCCGTCGCTTGTCACGAGATTTTCTCCCGAATCCGTGATGATCGCTCCCTGCTTAGGCAAGGTCTGAACTACTCTCACGATGTAATGCTCCGCTGTTGTTAGTGCTGCTCCGATGGTGATATCTGTCGTTGCACTCTGCTCTGTTACGCCACGCATCGTATAAATGAGGTGTGCGGGCTTCATCCTTTCTATCACTGCCGTTGCCGGTGCTGTCGATTTCACAGCTGCGCGGATGCTTACGATGAATTCGTTCTTGCTCAGGTTTCCGTCCTGGTTGAGTTCTGTACCGTAAATAACCACCTGGTCTAATTCCGGGCTTGTTACACTCGTCTCTCCGTCCGGATCCTGACCGCTCATGGTACCGCTGAGCACAAGATCATCTATTTCTTCGTTCGTGATGCTCTTTATTCCGTCTGGCTTCTGGCCGGTTCTGGTTCCGCTCACTACGATATCTTCTATCTCGGTGAACGCCATGGAGGTTCCTTTGTATTCGATAATCTCGACCGGCACTCCTCCAAGCGCCGAGGACACCGCGTCTCCCAACCGTGCAGGGTTGCACGCTCCCTTCGACCTCATTGCTGCGACCACGATATTTCGTCGCTGCTCGATTGTCATGGTGGGATCGGCCTGGATGCCGTATTCCTCCTCGTAATAAGAAAGCAGGAGGGTTGTTGTGGCTGCGCTGGTCTCGTATCTTAACTGCGCGGATAAATCATATACCGGTCCGAGCACGCTTCCGATTGTCTGGAAGAGCCACAGCCCCACGTAGCTCTCTCCGTAAAGCTGGGACACATAATCGATGATCTCCTGCGCCTTTTCATTCGTCAGGATTTGCTGCATCAGCTTCGTTTGATAGTTCATGGTTGGTCTCCTATCCTACGGTGCCTTCCGTCAGCGTAATATTTGCGGCAGTGATCGTCGGCAGCTCCGTGTCCGCTATCGCGATATTGGTCGTGCCGTATGTGGCTGTGCCTCCGGTGACTTCTCCTATCTGCAGGTCGGTGAAGTCCTCCACGCCATCGACTGCTGATAAAATGGCAGCCACCCGGGTGATCCTGACTTCGGTGTCCTCCAGCGCCTCCTCCATGTAATCGCTCATGCTCGTCAGGAACGCTGCGGCTACGGCTGTAAGCACAGCCTCTCCTCCCAGCTCCACTGTTGCCTTGACCGCGATAGCCACGGTTGTCGGGGCTACCACGTCCAGAACTGCGTTTATCGGCGCAAGCCGTGAGTACGGGTCGTCTGGGCTCATGATGTAGTCGTATACCGCTGTGCACAGGCTTTCTGTTGCCGGGTTCCCGTTTGAATCGGTCAGCACGATTGTTATCGTTCCGCTGGTGGTGTCTGTTGCCGGTATTACGTAGGCTCCTCCGACTCCGGCCACGCTTGTTGCCCAGCGCCTGTAGTCTGCTGCGTTTCCCACGTAGCTGTCGCTCTGGGTCTGGTCGTACTCCATGATTCGGTCGATCAGGTCTTCGTCCGTTTCGTCGTCGGTTCCGCCTGTGACTGCAGCATCGTTTGTTACCCCCGTGATTCCGTCCACATCGCTTTCCAGGAGGATGATGGTATTTGCGGTCGTGTTGCCGTCGCTGCCTGCCTCGGTGCATTCGATTGCCACAGTCACGCTTCCTGCTGCTGGGATGGTTGCCGCTTCTGTAGTCTCATAGGTGATCGCCGGTTCCTCAGAGTTCGGTGATGTTGTAGAGAACATTGTTCCCTCCGGTATTACCGTCCCCTCAGCTCCGGTGATGGTCACCTCTCCGATTGCCGCTGTTGCTTCCTTTCGCATCATGCCTCTGGTCTGGGCGTGCGCGTCCAGGAAGTCTCCGTAGCTCCATTCCGGGAAGATCAGCTGCACCACCTGCGGCAGCACGAATTCGCACAGCTCTGCGGCCACCATGGCTGTGGGCCGAAGGAAGTTATACACGTGCGAGCCCTCGCTGCTGTCGATGTCGTCGGGCAGCATGTCCTGCATCGTGTTGTAAATCTCATCCTCAGTGTAATTTTGCAAAAATTCCGGGATCGTAAATTCTGCCATTCTATCCCTCCTAGTCGCTGGTGATGTTTACTGTAATATCTATGGTCACGTCTGCAATTCCTACGACGGTGATTGTGGTCTGGACTGCGTCTGGTGCTGTCCAGTCATACTCTACCGCTTCAATATATGCCGTTCTCCCGTAAGGATCCGCCAGGAGTGCGTCTGTGATCTCCCGGGTCAGGATGCTCTCTGCTTCCTCATGTGTTTCCGCTGAGAACACTTCGTCTATATCGATTCCGAAGTCGTCACTGTATGCCGGGTGCTTGTACCTGGCTGTCTGCAGGCAATTCATGCACCACTGCTGCCAGCTTTCCACTCCGCTTGTATCCATGATGTCATTCCGTCCGTCTCGGACGAAATCTCCCGGATTCCACGCAAAGGCCACGCCTGACCGGTATCCTATGGGCTCGTCATCCGTTATGTCTGCCTCTGATATTATTTCGTCCTCATAATCTGCAGGGAACAGATTCTCCTCGTCCATTTTGTTCCTCCTTAGAATGCGATGGTCACATTGCCCTCTCCGTCACTTGTCACGGTGATCGCCAGAGGCTGTATCTCTGTAGCAGCCGGGCCTATTATCACTGGATCGTTTCCACACCACGCAATCATGACGCGGTCTCCCGGCTGCGGCTTCATTCCCTGCACTATCAGGTAGTCTCCCTCGGGGATCGAAACGTTCAGGCTGTCCGGTGTCAGCGTTTTGTTGTAGTTGATGGTGCCGAGCTCCGTGGCAATTGTAACGGCTGCGTTCGCTGTTTTCGTCATCCGCGTGACGAGGGTTTCACCCAGGCGCTGTATGTTGTTGCTCATGCCCTCTGTCGCCTCCTCTCGTCCTCGTTTCGGGCTTTTTCTGCGTCGGTCGACTATTTCCTTGCCGAGTTCATTTTCGTGGCTCTACGGGCTCCTCTGTGCTCATTTCGTGGCTATACTTTCTTCAGGTACTTCGTGCTCATCCATCCGTCGTAATCCGGGGAATAGCCCCAGCTTCCGCTGGTCTTCGTGATGTTGACCTTTGTGCCGTTTCTGATCACTTTTTTAATGCCGTACTTCATTCCCGGTCCTGTCCGGACGTTTAGCGATGATGCCGTCACTTTGTACTGCGTCGCCTTGCCGCTGCTGTTTCCTTTGCTGCTGTTGCTGCTGGAGCTTGAGCTCGGGTCGTCTATGCACGTCAGGGTCATCGTTTTCTTCGCGTTCGAGATATTTCTTTCGATCCCGATTGCAATCAGATTTTTTTTGGTGACGTGTCCGGCGTTTACGTACACTCTATCGCCTTTCAGGATCCACGGGATGTCTGCTGCTTCTATTTCGTACTTTTGCTCCGGTTTTCCGTGCTCGCTGATTGTGTAGTTGGCTTCCTTTTTTGCTTCAGCCAGACTGGTATCTTTGTCTTTGTTCTGGAGCTTCTGCAGCGTGCCGTATTTGGCCGTATCTCCTTTGACGGTGGCCTCTACCGGTACCTTATCCGATCCCTTGCTCGCGCTCCCGAGGATCTGCACCTTCGTGACCATTCCGTCCATAGTCTTTTCGTATCGGATTTTGGTGGCGTTGTTCTTCTTCGATATTTCGTAGACCGTGGCGTTCGTTCCGACTCCCGAAATGTACATGATGTCTTTCTGGCTGATGATCACGTACCTCTTTCCGGTCTTCTTTTTCACTTTGTCCAGGATGTCCGACATCAATATGTCTGTCAAGGTGCCGCGCAGCACGAGTTTGTCGTGCGTGATGGTGGAGTACGTATAATTCAGGCTGATTCCCCACTTTTTGCAGATCTCGCTTATTACGGATTTGCTGTTCTTTCCTTTGGAAAAGTACAGAGAATCCTCCGATTCCTGCATGTATATGAGGTTGTCGTAGCATTTGATGGTGAGGACGCTTGATTCGAGGTCTGAGTCGTGGATCTTCGTCCAGGTCCAGCCCCTGAACACTTCATCTTTCTTCTTCCCGTCGTTTGCGTAGATAAAAACGCGCTGCCTGGGCTGTATGATATCGCATAAAGTTTTCCCGGTGCTGGCTCGGAAATTCACTACACTCAGGGTTACGCAGTTTGCGACCTGCTTATCCTGGTTGGACATTTGTATATCGGTGATTGCTGGCGTCAGTTTGTATTTCTTGCCATCTGCCACGAGATAAACGGTATAAATCGGATTTTCGAGGGATGCTTTCATTCTCTTCCCTCCCGGCTATGCCTTTTTCATGTATTTTGTGTTCATCCAGCCACCCTGCTCCGGCGAGTAGCCCCAGCTGCCGCTGGTTTTTGTGATGTTGACTTTGGTGCCTTTTTTGATTGTTTTAATAACCTTGTATTTGGTGCCCGGTCCGGATCTCACGTTCAGTGCGGATGCCGTGACTTTGTACTTCGTTCCCTTGCTGCTGCTTGTGCTTGTCGCTTTCGGTATTGACAGCTTTGTTCCGGGATAAATCCACCAGCCTCCGTCAGAGGACTTTTTCCCGTTCTTTTTTGCCGTCTTATCTATAATTGATTTGTTTGCGTTGTATATGTCTTTCCACTTTGATCCTGAGCCGAGTGTTTTCTTGGCGATGTTCCAGAGGGTATCGCCTTTTTTGACGGTATATGTGGTGTAGGTTTTGGATTTCCTCTTTTTTGTTTTTTTTGCACTGATGGTGAGGTCTCTGTCCTGCGTAAATTCCACGGAGTATTCCATGTCTCCGAAGCCTCCGGCTGGCGTGGCTTCGTATGTGCTCAGGGTTACGTCCATGTTGATCGGGTATCCGACTACGCTGATGTTCAGCTCCGTCCCTTTGTTGATCCAGCTCTTCAGGATGTCGTGGTAGTAGGACGGCTTATGGTAGGTGCCTCGCAGCATGGATGTGTCAGTCTTTCGGTTCTCCCCAGGGAACTGACTGGTCCAGCCGATGGTGGCCAGTCCAGATCCGGTGGGAACGTCTACCTGCCCTTTATTCAGGATGTCGTATGACGCGACGACCTGCTCTCCGTGCTTATATTCGATTGAAGCAGGGAGCCACGGCACCCGGATGTTCCGTTTGCCGTTGCGCTCCTTGATATAAATGTCGACTTTGTTGTGCTCGAATGTGGACATTACGCTACTCCTTTAGTCGGCGTATTCTGGAACTGCGAATTGAAAGCATCCGCGAGGATTCCGGCCACCTGCTCTGCAATCTCACCACTCTGCGCCGCGATTGCTGCTGCGATGTCCGGGTTGTCTCCTCCTCCGTCGACGTTGACCTCTACAGTCACGCCTCCTACGTTTACGGTGACTCCCGTTCCGCCTGCGGTCGCTCCGCCTGTGCTCTGGAATCTGAGCCCTTCGTCCTGGCCTCCGCCCACAATGCCGCCGTTTGCGAATCCAGGCACACCCATCATATGTCCTGCCTGCTCCCAAAGCTGCAGCCCTCTCTTGCGTCGCTGTGAGCCGAGAGGGATGATCATTTCCGGATCTCCTTCTTCTGCTACCATGATGAGCTGGGCTCCGCCTTTAGCCATTCCGCCTCCTGCGTACCGTGCGACATTTCTGCTTTTCGGGTAGAAGACTCCGCCTCGGAATCCTCCGCCGTCTACATTGGTGTCCAGGTTGGGTTTCGGGTTCTCGATCTTCCAGTTAACATGTGCGGATGCATTTACCGTGGCCGTTGCGCTGAACGGATTTGCAAATGCACTATTGACAGCACTTTCTGCTTCTGTTCGCGTTGTTGCTGACAGAGCGTCTCCGCCTGTTACATCGACAGCTGCTATGTCTAACGGCTGGACCGTTTCGACTACTGAAGAGAGCATGGTGGACAGCGTATCTGATACGCTCTGGTTCGCTGACTCTGCAAGCGCAGGAGTGTTTAAGATGCTGGATAGCTGTTCCGGTGACCACGAGATCGGGTCGATCCCTTCGTTCACGGCTTTATCCAGCGCTCCCTGCAGCTTTTCTTTTGCGTCTTCTCCGAG